AGATCCATGAGGTGATTCACCAGATCCATGGTCGGGATCACCACATTGACGCGGCGCTTGTCCGAGCCAAAGCGATCACGATTGGGATCACCGCTGAAGTTGGTAGTAAAGATGAAACGGGTGTCGTCAATATTGACTTTCTGGCGCTTGGTGTACATAAATATCAGTCTCCTTTTTACTTGTTGAATTCATTTTCCAGAATTTTCAGATCTGCCACGAGTGCTGTCAGGTGGAGAAGTGTACCAGACTGATCGTTGCTCATGACCGCGCTGAGGAACTTCTCAAAATCCTTATTTGCCTCAGAACTGTACTTTTTCAGCACATCCAGATCGACAGCTTTTCCGGCAGTGGGCTTCCCGGGATACTTCTTCCCACTCTTCTCGACCCAGCTCTGGATCTCCTTGTAATAGCTGCCCTTGTTACCGCCGCAACGCTTTGCGATCGCCATGGCCAGCCCCTTCTCCGGGTCGAAAACATCCTTCTCGCTGCACTTCACAACGGTCTTGGAACCATCCGACCAGTAAACGATCGTGGCCGGAGGAGTAAAGATAACGTCCTTGATAGCAGCTGTGTTCGTAGCAGAAGCCGTCTTCTTACCCTCACGCCGAGGATAGAGCGCGCCAGAACGGATACGCCAATTGCCGTCTCGATCAGAGGTCAGATCACACGGGCCAAATGCGAGTTCGTGGCCAGTAGAAAGAATCACCTTCATCAGGTCGTTGTGCAGATCCTTCTCGATGGTTCTGATATAGCCAATCAGCTGTCCTTTGGAATCGTATAGTTTGTTCGTCATAAAATATCACCTCACGTCAAAATTTCTTGCTGCTTCTTCCTGCGCATCGCTCCAGGGAAGATCCGGTGCTGTCCAGGGAGCAACACCATCATCGCCAACGAACCAGTTGAAGTCACCGTACTTGGAGATCTCCTCAACTGCCTCATCGACTTCCCGGTTGAAATATCTTTTGTCGATATCCTCCTGCATCTGAAGCTGATAGACCGCCTCGCTTTCCAGCCAACGGTAATCCTTTGCTCCGGTCACAGAAGCATATTTCCGTTCGCCGGTATCCGTCAGGCCCGCTTCCCGCAGCAGCAGAGCGCCGCCCTTTCCCGGCATGATCGGGCAGAACTGTCCCACGCGTCCCACAAAAATATAATTGTGTTCGCCTTCGGGCAGGTCCTCGTTCTTGTCGAGATAGATAGCGCCCTTGGAAACGGTCTTTGTCTCGCAGAGGTCGGTGAACTCGATCTTCTCCTTGGAGAACAGGGTCTTGAACACATACGGCACCTGGAACTGGGTGCCCGTCGCCGTCCATTCGCCGCCTTCGTCCTTGCAGTCGCCCGGGATATAGCCGTAAAGCGCCTCACAGCGGTCCGCAGTCATGTACTTTGCAATATAAACGGCATTGTTCACCAGGCACATCCGCTCATAGGTCGCCTCATGCTCGAACGTATAGCCGTACTTTTTTGCAAAATCCATGCAGTACGCAATGATTTCCGGGGTCGCATCGGGGATCTTGATCGAATCCGTTTTGATATGCGCGACCTTAAAGCCGCGCTGCTGTACTTCATCCTGCAAAGTGCGCATAAATAAAGCCCCTCGAAGCGCCACAATGTTATTGACGTTCTTGGGGTTGCGGAACGGGTTGTCGAAGCTCGCACTGGTCAACCCGTAAACCGAGTTGATGGCGATCTTCAACGCCTGCGCCAAAGCCTTTGCCTGCTGCGGATCATCGAGGTACTTTGCCAGTTTACCGCCAAAGAGCCCCTTTGCCTTCTCGTACTCGCCGTGCTTGACGTAGATTCGTACATCCATCAGGTCGTTGAAATGCTTGGTGTACTCGCCAAAGTAGTTCATGGCAACAGCCGAATGCGGATGCAGCGACGCAACGTCCAGCAGGGCTACGTTCGTGTACATCCCGGGCTCAGCGTAGACATAACCACCCATGCCCAGGTCTGTGCCCCGGAACATGTTGTGGTACTTGCCGTCCTCACCTTTGGCCCACTCGTAACCGGGAAAGGCATTGATGATGTTGCAGTCCGTCAAAATATCAGGCTCGACTTCCACGATCTCATCGGATTTTCCCGTAGCAAGGTCGGTGTAGACCAGCCGGGGGTGCTTTTCCTTGCCGAAAATAATGCGTGTTGTCAGCGAGTTTGTCGTGTCGTTCACCGTCATGCCGGCAAGGTCTGCCAGGATCTCACGTGCCACAAAGTCTGCCTGACGCTTTTTCGAGTAGAACAGGGTCTCGGTCGCGATCACGTCGTTGTCGCAATACTCGGCCACCTTGTCCCACAGGCTTTTCGGCACCGGCTGATCCCACGGAAGTCCCAGCTCCTGATGGTGGATGCCCAGCTCGATCTCGAACTTCTTCAGGCTCTGCTTTTTCGACGAGAAGTCGAAAATATCCGTGTAGGACAGGTTGTACGCCTCGCCAAAGAAGCCCGTGTGCTCGTTGATGATCCGGTTGGACAGCGCATAGATCTGCTCCACCGACATCCCGATCATGCGGGCCCAAAGGATATGGTTGTCGTACTTGCGGTTGTTGAAGCCGACCAGCCGATACTTTGTCAGGCTCTCGATCTCCTCCGGCGTAGGATTCACCATGCGGTGCACAGGCTCCTGCTTGGCAAACTTCCAGTTCACGAGCAGTAGATTCGGGAACACCTCCACGTCGAAAAATATCAATGGCGTTTCCTCCCCCGCAGGGGCCTCCCGCTGAATATCATCCTTCGATTTGAAGTGCATCTTCGCCACGATCTTCAGGCAGGTGTCCGCCTGGTTCGTGCTGCTGGCGGCAAAGCCCAGGATCGCATTCCGCATGTCGTCCACGTTGTAAACGACATTGCCCTCGTAGGCTTCGTCCATGATGTGCGCAATAAAGTCAATGCTGGGCTTCGTATAGGGGCTGATCTCTTTGGCAAGGGCTTTCTTGATGAGGATACGCAGGTGCCGCTCATCCTGGATCTGCTTTGTATCAACCATTTTCGTTTCTCCCTTCAGTGGCAGGCCGCTGCTGATGGTCGCAACCGGAACATCATTGCATTTCGACAGTTTTCTCCGCAGAGAGGACTTCCCCGTGAACACCTTGACCTCGATGTTCTCGTCGTAGATCCTGCTCAGCTTCGTTGCATCGCCGGTGTAAATATAATGCAGGTGGATTCCCGCACCAGATTTGCTCAGCTCCGCATAGGTTTGGGGCCATTTGGAGGCAGCTTCCAGGTTGCGCTCGAAGCTCTTTTTTCCATCCGGCCCGGGAATATCAAAGTCGATGACAATGTGATTCTCCGGAACTTTCACGTAGTGCAGTCTCGAAGCATCCAATTCGGCCAATTTTGACTTGACATTCTCCCATTTTCGCATCGGAATGCCATCGTCTGTCGCATACTGTGCAGGGCAGTCCTTGCAAATATCATTGAAGAGAGAATGCTGCTCCTTGAACTCGATCCATGACGTTTCCGGCTCGGCAGTGGGTTCTTCTGCCTTCACAGGTTCGTCAAGGAACTCTTTGAATTTCTCCGTTTTGAAGCCGCTGTAGTAGCTCCGCACCCGCTCGCCATTCACGGTCTCCGCGCGTTCCTTGTACTCCTCGAAGTAGTTCATCAGCTCTTCCCGGAACGCACGGCGCGAGTATGGGTACGCTACCTTTGCCTCGTCATTGTAGGTGTTGTACATCGCCCAGGCCCGCTTCAGGGATACACCGTCCTCCTTCTTGAAAATATAAAAGGAATCCAGCATGAAGTTGTAAAAGTCGTTCGATGCACCCAGCATACGGGTCGGAATATAATCATCGTAGAGATGTTTGTTCTGCTCATATACCTCCTTGCAGTGCCATGCGATGCCACCCAGCTCAAAGTCCACCTTCGCTACAAGGTCACGGTACTTTTTTGCAGGGATCTTTTCGCCGGTAGGTTCCACATCGATCAGTCGTCGGATCAGGCCCGATTTTGCATCCGTGATCTTAACGGGCTTGTTGGTGCCCAGAAACATGAAGCACTTGAACTGGCTGGAATACTGGCTGCGGAACTTCTCGTTCACCAGCATGGTCTCGTGTGATACCAGCGAGTTCAGTCGGGTGTTGTCCTCGATACGGGAAAGGTCACCGTCGTGCTGGATCGCGATCAGCGGGTTCGATTTGAACGCCTCCAGCGCAAACGCATTGGACGATGACCCCAGCACTTTGGAGTCGAACACCGACCAGTACCCGTCGAAAA